ATGGATTTGATAATGATAGTTTTGAACCGTTTTTTAGAAGTATCATAATTTATCAATTATCAAGAAAACGTTATACAGCATTTACTTTAATAAATCCAATTATTAGTAAGTGGCAACACGATAGTATGGACCAAACTGTAAGTGATTTTGTACAGAGCATGATGTCTGTAGATTACGAAGCAGTATTCTATACAAGAGGCCCAGTATCAGAAGGTAGTGCTCCAAGAGGTTTTGGAGAAGAACATTATGATACAACACCTAGTCCAAATTCACTTGCTGGCGGTGGCTCTACAAGTCTGTTAGGTACTGGAGGTGTATTAGGTGGAGGAGCAGATGTTCTTAATGATATTGTATCAGGAAACGCATTTAAAACACCTGGTAATTTATTAGGAACGGTATTAAGAGCAAACAACGTAATAACTAACGCAAGAGGTATTAGTAGCGAAGGACTAAGACAAGAAGGATTTGGTATTCTCAAAGATGCTATAGGTAGCGTTGGGGGTATAAATGTAAGCGGTGTTGCTAATAGTGTATTCACAAAAGGAAATGGGTTAGGAAGTCTAAAAGACATTGCAACAGCAGGAGCCATTGTAGGCGGTATCGGACTTTTATCTGGCAAAAGTTTATCAGACATAACTAACAGTGTAACAAGTAATAATGCTAATTCGAGTGCATTGGCTAAAGCTACTACGTTTATGAAAGACCATTTAGCAAACGGCGGCTCGCCTACTCCAGATGATATAAGCAGTGCATATGATTCGCTATCTGATTCAGGACAACAGGAAGCAGTAGACACAGCACTTAATGCATTAAGAAATTCAAGAGTATAAAACTATGACAGAAAAATTAAGTTTAAATTTACCACCAAAAAGATCTACAGATAGTGCAGATGAAACTAAAATGTTTTTTGATCAATATTTTACTGCGCCGTTGTCTTTTCCTGCAAACGAAGTTGATGCAGTTTTAGGTTTTTTTACAAACAGAGGATTTGAAAAATCAGCCGCGCAAAGCATTAGTACAGTTATAATGCAACAAGCAAAATTGGATGGTGTTAAAGTTTTTGAACTACTTGATACACTAAAAGGTTTAAACGATATTCAAATCAGTAATGTTGTAACTGAAATTATGAATTATAACAGAGAAAAGATTAGTACAATAGGTTATAAAATACAAGAAGTTGCTGATCGGACAGAAGCAAGAAATATAATTTACTAATGGGTAGATTTGCTAACGGAAAATTTACACCTAAATACCCAGAAAAATATGTAGGCACAAAAACGCCAACATATAGAAGTAGCTGGGAGTTTGCCTTTATGAAATTTTGTGACGAAAGTCCAAGTATAGCACGATGGGCAAGCGAAGCAGTGCGTATACCTTATCGCAATCCACTTACAGGCAAGCACACAATTTATGTTCCGGATTTTTTTATCCAATACACAGATGCAAAAGGCAAAACTAAAGTTGAAATAGTTGAAGTAAAACCAGACAATCAAGCCACAAGAGAAAGCCTAGGTAATAGTAGAGCTAATCAAGCACATTATGTAATGAATCAAGCCAAATGGGAAGCGGCTAGAGCATGGTGTAAGGGCAAAGGCATATTTTTTAGAATCGTTACTGAGAAAGATATATTTCACCAAGGTAAAAGAAAAGGATAAATATTATTATAATTAAGTGAGCATATAATGACTAAAAAACTTGAAGAATTATTAGATTTGCCAGACAGCAAAGAAATACTTAAAAAAGCCAAAGAAGAAAATAAGGCCAAAACTGAAATAGTTGCTGAGCAAGAAGAAACATTTCGTGATATAGCAGAATTTGATAAAATTGCGGCCGCTCTACCTGCTGTTAAAGGTTTGGGAGAAATGGCTGACAAAGAGCTTAACGAAGTAGCTCAAAAAGCTATGGAAGCATACGAAGATCTAATGGATTTAGGTATGAATGTAGAAAGTCGTTACAGTGGTCGGGTGTTTGAAGTTGCAGGATCTATGTTAAAAACTAGTCTTGATGCTAAAGTTGCAAAGATGGATAAGAAACTTAAAATGATTGATCTTCAACTAAAAAAACAAAAACTAGATAAAGATGATGCAGATAACGGTGGCTTAGTAAACGGCGAAGGGTATGTAGTCACTGATCGCAATAGCCTCTTAGAGCGTCTAAAAGGCCTTGATAAAGATAAATAACATAGTACAAGGAATAAAAGATGTTACTAGAACAATTTATACAACAAAGTAAAAAAATATACGAATTTAAAATTGGTGTAGCTGGTGAATTGCCTGAAGATTTTGCAGACAAAATGGAGTCTGCACTACAGAAGTATGGATTAAAGAGTTTGTCTACAGGTAAAAAGACACCTATACAAGAACGCCCATTAGATTTTCCTAATTTAAGAAATGAACAAGTAACATACTACGAAGCAGAATTACAATACCCTACAACAGTACAAGTTTTAAAAGATTATATTGGACATTGCTGTGATATTGTAGACAGTAATGTTATGGTAAGAAATACAAATGATATGCAAGAAGTATATCAAGATGCAGACACAAACAAAGAGGTTTATCAAAATAAACTTGAAACTGTAGAATTAGAATCAGCTGATCCCAAAGCACAGGATCATGTTGGTGGTAACAGAGTAATGTCATTATTAGCTGAGTTAGAAAAAGCTCGTAACGAGCGTGATGTTGACCCAGTTGACGGTGCGCCAAAAGGCGAACAAGCTGACATAACCGAAGATGGCAACAACAAGAGTGCTATAGGGAGTTAATTATGGAAATGAAAGATTTATTATCTAAAATGGAAGCACTTCAAAGCGAAGGCGGCATGATGCCACCGGCACCGATGTCTGCTCCAGTAGATAAAGGTAATCCAGTAAGCATGAACGTAAGTTTAAACGCATCGGGAAAAGAACATGTACAAGATTTAATGGACATTGTAAAAAATGCTAATCTAGGTGATAAGCCAGAAGCAAGTATGGATGCAGGTCCAATGCGTATGGATATTGAAAAATTTAGAGACATTGTAGATGGTCCTAAACCAGACATGGACATGGAACCAAAAATGGGCGGTTGTGGAGAAGATGTTGATGAAGCAGAATGGGACAACGCACCAGACGAAGAATACAAAGATACAAAGTATATGACAAAAGATTTAGCTGGTGGACTTAACCGTGAAAAACCACGTAAGGCATTACGAGTTAAAGATCCAGCACTAGAAGATATTAAGGCAAATTTATGGGCGGCCCTAAGCGAGAAAAAAGCAAAACCAGACTATATTGATATAGACGGCGATGGCAATAAAAAAGAGCCAATGAAAAAGGCAGTCAAAGATAAAGAATCAAAAAAGAAATAATCTACTAAACTAATACTAAATTCAATAGCGCCGCAAGGCGCTATTTTTTTCAATAAATATTAGCATGACACAAATTGTAGATATGATAAAAAGTGGCGGCATCTATATTAATCATTGTTTTTTACAACCTGATCAATTTGCTGACCTTTCAGAAAAAATAGATACATATGACTATGATGCATTGTATCAACCTTACGGTGTTTATTATGGTAATCGCTTACAAGCATTTCCGTGTTACGAAACAAAACACATACATGAGTTCGATGAAGAAACCAATAAGTTGTTAGAAACAACAGTAGGAAACATTGTAGGTATTCCTTTAAAAAATTTCCATGCAATAGCAAGATATAGTTTAACTGAAGAAGTTTTAAAATCAAAAAAGAATACAAGGTATCATCCACCACACACTGATGCAACAGATTGTGCAGGCGTTATATACTTTGATCAAACTTCTACAGGTGGTACAGCATTTTATAGAACACAATTTGAAAGTCAACCAGATATAGAAGTAGGAGCATGTCCAAATAGAATGATATGTTACAGTGGTCAAATGCTACATAGTCCTAGTAACGACTTTACGTTTGACAAACGTAAAACTATTGCATTCTTTTTCGATTTAGAATAATATGTCAAAATCTTTAGATGGTGTATTAACCAAAAAAGCAAATCAACGAGAAACCTTTACAGAAGAACAAATTTTAGATTTGAAAAACTGTATGGATCCAGATACAGGTTATTTGTATTTTGCAAAGCATTTTGCATATATACAGCATCCTGTAAAAGGTAAACTGTTGTTTGATCCATTTGAATATCAAACAAGACTGCTTGAGAGTTATCACAATCATCGATTTAACATAAACATGTTACCTAGACAAACAGGTAAAACAACATGTGCCGCAATTTACTTATTGTGGTATGCTATGTTTGTTCCAGACCAAACTATCCTTATTGCCGCACACAAGTATACAGGTGCACAAGAAATTATGCAACGAATAAGATATGGTTACGAACTGTGCCCAGATCATATACGTGCTGGAGTTGTAAACTATAACAAAGGTTCAATGGAATTTGAAAACGGATCACGTATTGTTAGTGCAACCACAACAGGCAATACAGGACGTGGTATGTCTATATCATTACTATACTGTGACGAGTTTGCATTTGTCCAACCTAATATTGCAGATGAATTTTGGACTTCAATATCACCTACACTAGCAACAGGTGGTCGTGCTATTCTTACTAGCACACCTAACTCAGACGAAGATACATTTGCTACTATTTGGAAACAAGCAGAGGATAAATTTGACGCACACGGTAACGAACAAGAAGTAGGTATAAATGGATTTCACAGTTTTACTTGTAGTTGGGACGAACACCCAGACCGCGACGAAGCATGGAAAGAAGCTGAAGTTGGACGTATTGGAGAAGAAAGATTTAGACGTGAATACGGTTGCGAATTTTTAGTCTTTGACGAAACGTTAATTAATGCAATCAAACTTGCATCTATGGAAGGTTCTGAACCTACTATTAACATGGGTCAGACACGCTGGTACAAAAAGCCTTCTGCCGAATATACATATGCAGTTGCGCTAGATCCTAGTATGGGTACAGGAGGCGACTATGCCGCAATTCAAGTTTTCGAGCTACCTAGTTATACACAAGTAGCAGAATGGAGACATAACAATACAGCAATTCCTGCTCAAATACGTATTCTTACAGACATATGTAATTACATACAGACAGAAACCAAAGCAAGCAATAACATATATTGGAGTGTAGAAAATAATGGTATAGGCGAAGCATGTTTATTAGTAATACAGGATTTTGGAGAAGAAAATATACCAGGATTATTTGTAAGTGAACCTATACGAAAAGGACATGTAAGAAAGTTTCGCAAAGGATTCAACACCACACACAGCACCAAAATCACAGCATGTAGTAGATTAAAAACTATGATCGAAAATGATAAAATGATAATTAATAGTAAAGTATTAATAGGCGAACTTAAAGGATTTGTTGCTACAGGTAGTAGCTATCAAGCTAAAACAGGACAAACAGATGATCTTATAAGTGCAACTTTGTTGGCTATTAGAATGATGGCAGTACTCAAAGATTGGGATCCACGTATATACAATACGTTTACCCAAGCAGAAATGGAGGACGAGTACGAACCGCCAATGCCTATTTTTATAAGTGGTTATTGATAAATACTAATATGAAGAAGTTAGAAATTATAGCAGATGAACTTTTCAATAAGATTAGGGGTAGATATCCAAAGATCACCCTAGGAGATTCTGACAGCACAATAGTAAATGATCCAAAAACTGCTCGTTTTTTCGAGTTTGAAGTTGCACCTAATAGAAAAGTTAATGTTACTTTAGATGGCGAATCTTTAACAATGCTATATAATAATACTCTTTTTGACCAAAGTGAAACAACGCAGAGAAAAGGGTGGTTTGATTTCTTAAAAGAACTTAGACAGTTTGCAAGAAAGAGAATGTTAACGTTTGATACTAGAGATATAACAAAATCAAATTTAGATAAAAGAGACTTTGCATATCTATCACAAGAAAAGTCCGGAGATAAACAAATGAGCGAATCTAAAATGTATGGTACTAGCCAAACTAGTTACCAAAATATAGGAAATGCTAGAATAATTGTAAAGCATAGCCAACCTATTGGTGAAACAGGCAATAGAAATAGTAAAATACATGCAATCTATATTGAAAGTGGAAACGGCGAAAAATTTAAATATCCATTCAAGCACATGAATGGTGCTAGGGCGGCCGCTAATCATGTTAGTGAAGGTGGCAATCTTTATGATGATGTCGGAAAACACATTGTATCTCTAAGTGAAGAATTAGCAAAACTACGTAAGTTCAAAACATACATGAATCGCTCAAATGTAATGGCTGAAGGCTTAGGTGGTTATCTAGATGTAGTAAATGATAGAATAGACACTGTTAAGGAAACTGTAGCAAAACTACAGAAAGAAAATTACTACAAATCTTTTGTTGAGAATTTTACTCCAGCGACAACAAAAGATGTTCCAGAAGATGTACAGTCTGACTGGATTGATCAGCTAACTATTAAGCAGTTCAATGAAGAACTAAAGGGAGTGTTCCCTTACATATATAAACTTGTAAGCGAGGCAAATGCAGTGAAAGAATTAACACCAGAAGATTTATTAGGCGAAGACGAAGAGGATTATAACGCTAAGAAAAAAGCTCTACAAGATATTCAGATGGACCCAAACACTTCTAAAGATCCTGAACTTAAAAAAGAACTTGCACGTAGAAAAGCTGAATTAGAAAAAACTAAAGAAAGCGTAGATCTTGATGATATTGATCTAGCGTTTGAACAAATGATGGGCCAGTTCGGTGATCACGTTTGTGAAGAATGTGGTAACCCAAGTTGGAAAGTTGCTGTAGAGTCTGAAAAGCAAAAAGGCGTAGACGGCAAAGTGTGCTGGAAAGGCTACAAGCGTATGGGCACCAAAATGAAAGGTGGCAAGCGTGTAGACAACTGCGTCAAGATGGAAGCAGATACAGAAAACTTACCAAAGTCGGGAAATTATGTACTACAAACTCCTGGACTCGTTGTAGAGCCAGCAGGCGATAGCATTTGGGATAAAGAAAATACCGTTCCAGAAAAAATTAATATAGATAGAATTGAACTAGGAATTACAAACGAAGGCGGCGACAGTTTTATTTCTTCTTTAGAAGTATTCCATGATGCAGGCACGTGGGAAATGTATACAGATAGTGCTATTCCAGATCAAATCGCTAAAGCGGCAGGCTTACCAGCAGGAAGCATTGACTTCTCAGAACAAGGCATGCAAGACGAAGAATTTATGCATTTCGATATAGACGATGAAGCAACTGCTATGTTTGCAAAAAATCCAAAAGTAAAAGCAAATACTGAGGAAGGCAACGCATATGCTAACGCTGTACGTCAAGCCAAAAAAGATGGCAAGAAAAAGGGCGACGAAATTGACGGTCCAGACGGCGAAAAGATTAAATTAGAAAAAGACGAAAAGACACCATTAGGCGAGTTCATTCTATCATATTTTGATAGAGAAACCGGGCAGTTTCCAAAAGGCGAAACAGCAGTACTAACAATGGTTGAGAAAGATTATGGCGACGAATATGTTAAGCCAGCATCTAAGTTTATTGAGAGTATATACAAAACATTTGAAGCATACAGTCAAAATACTGATGATATTAATTTATTGGCAAATGCTGTTATGGATGAAGGTGCTAGTGATTCAGTAAACATGGCTAAACTCAAACAGGCTGTAGGTGGTGAAGAAGCTCTAGTTACAACATTACACGCTTCAGCTGTACAAAGAAATATGGACGACGATGAGTTTATTGATGCGGCAAGCAGAATGCTCAACATGCCACCACAAGAAATCCAAGCAATTATCGACAATAGCATGAACAGCGTCGATTCTAAGGCAAAAGAGACAGAAGAATTAGAAAGAATTAGAGATCTAGCAGGTCTTTGATAAAAAAAAGTCAAAAAAACACTTGACTTTTATTTAAAACTAGTGTATAGTACATAACTGTGCTATATACAATTAGGCACAAAGCACATAGGCAACATTTATAGGAGGCAAAACTATGGCATCATTAGCAGATATTAGAGCTAAACTAAAAGAACAAGAATCACGCACAAGCGGTAATTCTTCAGGCGGCGGCGATAACGCAATTTACCCATTTTGGAATATGAAAGAAGGCGAAACAGCAACGCTTCGCTTCTTACCAGATGGCAACAAGGACAATACATTCTTTTGGACAGAACGTTTGATGATCAAACTTCCGTTCGCAGGAATTAAGGGAGATACAAGCTCTCGTCCAACGCAAGTACAGATTCCATGTATGGAAATGTATGGTGAAACTTGTAACATCCTAAACGAAGTACGTGGATGGTTCAAAGATCCAAGTCTAGAAGACATGGGTCGTAAGTATTGGAAAAAGCGTTCATATATTTTCCAAGGCTTTGTAACTGATAATCCACTTTCAGATGATAAAACTCCAGAGAATCCAATTCGAAGATTTATTATTGGTCCGCAGATTTTCCAAATCATTAAAGCGGCACTAATGGATCCAGATATGGAAGAACTGCCAACAGATTATACTGCTGGTGTAGACTTCCGTCTTGCAAAAACAAGCAAAGGTGGTTATGCAGACTACTCAACATCAAACTGGGCTCGTAGAGAGCGTCCACTTAACGATGCTGAAATGCAGGCTGTTAATACACATGGCTTGTATAATTTAAACGACTTCTTACCTAAAAAACCAGGTGAAGTAGAAGTTAAAGTAATGCAAGAAATGTTTGAAGCGTCGGTGGACGGTGAAGCATTTGATATGGACCGTTGGGGACAATACTTTCGTCCAGCGGGTGTAGCACAGCGTACAGGTGATCCTAACACGACTCCTGCGGCAACTACTCCAGCACCAACTCCAGCACCAGAAGCGGCACCTGCTCCAGTAGCAGAAGCAACTCCAGCACCAGAAGCAACTCCAGCACCAGCGGCTGAAGCGGCTCCTGCAAGCGATGGAGGGAATGCACAAGACATTCTCGCAATGATCCGTGCAAGACAATCACAATAATATATACTGTGGGGGAGAAATCCCCCACATAAGGCTTAATAGGAGATATCATGGCAACAAAGGCATTTGATCCGACTAAGTTTCGGACACAACTAACAAAATCCATTACAGGTATGAGTGCGGGGTTTAATGATCCTACTGATTGGATTTCAACAGGTAACTATGCACTCAACTACCTTGTATCAGGAGACTTTCATAAAGGTGTTCCACTTGGCAAAGTAACAGTATTTGCGGGTGAATCTGGTGCAGGTAAAAGTTATATTTGTGCAGGTAACATTGTAAAACATGCACAAGATCAAGGCATCTTTGTAGTTCTTATTGACTCAGAGAACGCACTTGATGAATCGTGGCTACAAGCATTAGACGTAGACACATCAGCAGAAAAACTTCTTAAACTAAACATGTCAATGATTGATGATGTAGCAAAAACTATTTCAACTTTTATGGCAGACTACAAAGCAATGGCCGAAGATGAACGTCCTAAGGTACTGTTTGTTATTGATAGTTTAGGTATGTTATTAACACCTACAGATGTTGATCAATTTAAC